CTCTGTCAAAACGTTCCGCATCCTCTCGGCAACCTGCATCGCAATAAGCGCCAGCAGATTCCGCACCGCAATTCAGGCAATGGCCGTCGTGTTCGGGTACGGGCTTTCGATGGCTGATCGCAGCCTGGCGCGCTATTTCCTCTCGCTCTGAGGCCAGATCGAGGTCATCCATGTAAAACCTTGTCAAGGATGGCCGATATCCCTGCACCGGCGCTCCCTGCGAGAACAAGCAACGCAGTCGATACGCCCATCTTGAAACCCTGTATTCCGCTCTTCCCGGCCAGCATCTGATCGCTGATCGAACGGAGTTCTTTTGTCAGTTCAGAAATTTGCACCGATTGAACTGTCACGCGATCACACAAGCTTTTGATATTCGCGTTCATCGCTCCGAATTCTTCTGGATTCATGAGAAAATGCACTCAAGTGCGACGATCAGCATCACGGCGCATACCGCAGCAAGTCCCGCGGCGATGATGATCGAGGCGTGAACGTGCCATGTGTGAACCGCCTTTTTCTTCCATTTAGGGATCGGCATGATTTCCTCCGGGCATAAAAAAAGCCTCCGAAGAGGCTTGGATGGGTGATTGAGTTCTACCAGACTACGGCTTGAACATCAGGGATCGACGCAGCCGCATTTACGGCCGCTTTGTGTGTCTGCAATCGCTGAAACGCGGTCCACCCTTGCGCCATCATGGCTTGAGATAGTCCTTGAACTTGAGCCAGCGTCATTGCAACGTGATTATTCGCAGCGTCCACCCAATAGAATCCGGATGGAGTCGAGCCTGCCGGAGTCATTGCCGCAAGAACTTGGATCACCTTTGTCTGCGAGTCCGCGTCTGCCTGGAACGTGGTGCCCATGTATGAAACAGGTTGCTGAATCGCAGCGTTATATGCGCTGGTGAGCGTGATTATCTGTGCGGATTTGGCCTGCTCGAGCAGAACGGAATCTGGTATTGGAGGCGCTAATTTCAATGCCCTGTTTATTATTAAATACTTTCCGGGGTTACTGATGCAATCCAGCCATTGATCTTTCGTTATTTCGATCGCGTCACCAATCTGCTCTGCTGAGTTTATGGAGTCGTCAAAGAAAGCGTTGATATTTCCGTTTGAGTCTGATTGTGCGTATTTCATTTTAATATCCGAAAGCTAGCCAGGAAATTCCATATGAAGTAACCGATGAATATGCCAGGGTTAGCGAAAATTGAGATGTACTTATTGGCTGAGCGCCCACCGATGTAAACGCGGTTTTACTTATTACAGATCCAAGTGTAGCGAACATAAGGAATGCAGCACTTGGAAAAGTAAATCCAAAGTTGAAGGTCGTTGTTTGTTGAGTTGTGGCGGTTACATAGCCCCACTGCGCTATTAACCCTCCGGGATCAATCCTGTGCCCCGGTGTTGCTAACAGCACACCAGAAGCGAGGCCTGCCGGAGTGCAGCCTACATTTGTAAGCAGTCCTGCGAGTTGCTCCGCATTCGTTCCAAACCTCATCCTGCCAAATACTGTCGTGGTTGCGTCGACAGTATGAGGGTTTATGATTTGCCAACTTGTTCCGTCAAATACGACATTAACCAGTGCGCCTACGGATATTTGCCCTGCATACGGAAGATTTGTGCCATCCATCGTTATTGTGATGGCGCCCGTGCCATTGACATTCAACGTCGATGCACCCGTATTGGTATGAGCAACGATAAACCGGACCATTAAGCCTGGTATAAGTGCGGCTGGCGCGGGAGACAGCGTCACTACATAAGTGTTCGCTGTGCCCGTATCGGCAGAATAATTATTGCTACCCCCTTGGGTTTGATAGGGACCGAAAGCAATCCAGTTAGGCGATGGTCCGCTCTCCGGATTCGTGGTGTTATTGTCGATCGTTGACAGCCAGAATCCCGTACCCGCTGCCATGATCAAAACGGCGCCCCTGGGATACCCTCCAATGGATGTTGAGAAAGCCGCGTTATAAGGATATGTCCCTCCCGCATTGGCCCACTGGGTATTAGCGCTGATAAGATTAAGTATCCCGTTCATGTCGTTGCCATCCGGCGGCACTCCACCAGATGCAATGGGCGTAAATGTCAGCGGCGGGAATCCATCTGTCAACGAAGCCGCCCCGGCAGTAATTCCGATCTGTGATGCTGTCGGAATAGCGTGTTTCGATCCACTGGCCGCAAACGGTAGCGGTACCAGCGTCGGTACTGAACTTGAAATCATTGATTGTCCTTACAGATGCGTAATTGAGACGAGTACGCCGGCGGGATGCGCGATGGCGCCGGAACTCACGAGCATGGCTATTTCGAATGGAGCGAGGGTGAATTCAAAGTGCATAGTCATAGACATTCCGCCATTATCGATGACGTAAGCCTGTCCCCTTCCCAGGAAAAGATTCGTCAGAATCTGATTCAGCGCCGGAATTGTTGTCTCTGAGATATTCGTGAGCGCCTTGATCATGATCAGGAGCCTGAACGCCTCGTCGGAAAGCGCGTAAGTCCCTGATGCGCCGCCATTGGAATAAAAAGGCGCTTGATTAAACGGCGCGAATCCGGAACCGTTGCTGAATCCGAAATAATTAGGGTTTGGATCGACTGCCAGATACCGGCTTATTCCTACTATTCTTCCCCAGATATCGAGACCATTTCCTGTTGCAGTATCGACATTCCAAATATATTTGTAGAAATTATCAAGGTCGGCAGATGGATCAAGGTACTGGTTATAATTGTCCATGAGTTGCGCCATAATCGGGCTGTTGCCATACTGACTGACTATGGTGGATTGATAGTTATCCATCAGACGAGTGTCACGCTAATATCAGAAGCCGCTATCGTTGGCGTCTGGTCAATCCCTACAGTCAGATTCGTCAGGGTGGGACTTGACGTGCCCAACAAAATGGACAGGACGGCAGTATACGGACTGGTCGCCGCCACTCCCGCATAAAATCGCCCTGCCACAATCATCGACCCTATCCGTGCCCTTGGACCTCCATCGACACCATTAAACGCCGAAATGATGGCGTTCTGCACCAGTATTGCGATATTCGCCGGAAGGTTCAAATTGCTCTGCAGACTTACCGCGAACTTGATCGGCAGCGCGGCTGGGATCATGTATTTCACGACGTAGGATGGATAGGGATAGTTATAAGTAACGTTGTCGTAAACCGTGACCGACGTGTTCCCGTTGTAATCACATCCGGGCGCTTTTTTACTCCAAATTGCCTGAGCTACATCGCTGGACAGGCCGCCAACGACTGCGACATAAATCGAATGAGCTATTACCGGATAAGCTGTAGCACCGGTATTTACCGTCGCACCAGTATTGTTTTCTATGGCATAAGCATCCAGAACGCCAGATACATTCAATACCGCGGCATAGATGGATGCCACCGAGCCGTGCGAATTCAAAGCGACCTTTATTTGTCTTTCCGCCTCAAAATCCTCACGCGACTGCACCAGGTTTCCTACCGTTCCGGCAGAGGCATTATTTATGGAATCCCATCCGGGTATCGCTTGATAGATGGTGTTAAGGGCTCCGATAGGGCAGGCTATCGGTCCCGTGACAGTACAGGTAAACGACAACACGATACTGCCGCCAAATGGAATGGTGCCGCCTTGCGTGCATGAGTAAATATTCCCGCTCGAATCCTTTGCCAATGCCCCGACAGGGATAACGACTCCGGCCAGCCCGACGCACGTTGCCTGTACGACCGTTCCAGAGGCTGGCGTGCGCGTAATGAAATAAATCCTGCCTATCGCGTCCTGCCAGCGTCCCGATGAGAAAGCAGGATCGACCTGATTCGCCATGTATGCGATCTGAGCGTCCTTGTCGGCAATGATGGCAGATAGAGTCGTGGCAAGCTGTCCCTGCGGAGTAGACAGGGATGGGTTTAGGTTGCCGCCGAACGCCAGATTGTTATCCGTCTGTACGCCAGCAAGGATATCCGATGCCGCAGGGACCACTACCCCGGTGGGGGTGAACTGCACTGCCGGAACGTTTGTCGTCATGGGAAAGTCACGTTATGAGATTGTCCTAATGTATCGATGACCAGTACTTGTCCGGCCAACGACCTGTTTTTGTTAAGAGACAACGTTGCTTGAGCAGAGACCACATTCGGTACGGTAAGCGCGGCAGCCTCGAACTGAGACTGCAGATACGATAGCGATGGATTCTGCCCGAGTATCTTGTCAAAGTACGGCACGCCTTGTGACGAGTCGAAATACAGTTCGCCGGCGAATAGTTTTATAGCGCTGGCTACATCTTGGGCAATGGCGTAGGGCTCGCTCGCCATGGCAATATTTCCGGAAGCATCAAGCAGAAGATCGCCCGTTCCAGGATCTAAAAGAATAGTGTTCATACCGGAACTCCGGTATTCGATCCGCCCGACTGAACCCCGCCGTGAACGTGTGTATGAACGCTGGTCCCTTGCGCAGTCAAATCTCCGGTCACTGTGACGCTGCCATTGATCTGCACAGCGGGAGCCGTAAGGGTTATTTTGTTCGGTGAGGTAATGGTGATGCCCCCGGTTTCGAACTGCACAAACTGAACCGGCGCGCCATTCAATAGCCCACCGATGTACATTCCATCGGCCATGTCGAATTGACGGAATGATCCGGGATTAGACTGAGCCTTGTTTGCACAGACTGACGAAATATCTCGATCAGCAAACACCGCTATGCCAATATCTCCGACTTGAGGATCAATGATTACCGCGTTAGCCCCACCCTGGATCCGCATGTATGGCAGATGATGCAATACTCCATGCGGTATGGCATTACTGTACCCGTCAAGCTGATTAACAAGAGGCTGAGCGTCCACAAATCCCACGGGTGACACACCTCCAGAATTTGTCACAGACACAATCTGTACCAGCGTTGCCGTGCGCACGCCATTGAGGATTTGGCGCACTAGAAAATTTATGGCGTTGTATTGCCCTTCCCCTGAATTCGCAGAGGCCAACCCCTTATATCCCGCTTCAATTGCCATTGGTGAACACCTGTAATTCGGTAAACCACTGGCCGCCAGGAGTTTGCGCTTCCAAATTGTGCATGACTGTAAATATTGTCCACGTGCCGTTTACCGCCGATACCTCGCTACCGGATACTTCGACTTGCTGCCCCAAAGCCGCATTAGGAATAAACACGCTCCTGAGCATGATGTATTGGGAATTCAGCGTCGGATATCCAACCAGACCGGTAGACGGCGATAAACGAATAACCGGGTCAGTTGTATTCGTGCCGGCAGGCCAGATTTTCAGAACATTGTTATTGATGGCATGGTTTATTCCCGCCGCTCGCGCACACGATTTGATCTGGTCAAGAATCGTGCCGGAGAAGTACGGATTGGATAGAACCTTTGTCACGCCGTCGTTCTTGAAAGCGAATCCGGCCTGATTGGCAAGTCCCTGCATGATCGCACCTACATCCGTACCACCGACAAACGATGACGCAGCCACGGGCTTGATAGCGGCCCCCATGGCAGAAAACGCAACAATGGTTAACGCTACATCGGGAGCCGAATTCAACTCGGCGTAGGCGGTATTGATTACGCCGTTAAATACCACGGTCATCGCGCCGCCTTCATCTCCAGCGGATAACTGGATGGTATTTTTCAGGCGAATTTGGGTAAGGATAGGGCCGATGCTGGTCAGTTTATTCATGGTTGACAAGTCCAGACCGAATATTCTGATAGTGGCCTGTCCTTGTGCCTCTCCACCCACCGAATTGATCGCTGCCATGATGCGCAGGCCGGTAACGGTAATCGTATCGCTCACCATGTCGCCGAACTTATCGCCTCCGCCAAGGGTAATCGTCGCATCTATTCTTCGCCGCACCAGAGCGCTCATAGATCGGATGCTTCCAGATAAATCAATGCGTACCGTGTACCGAGTCCGGTATAGTCAGGATCATTTGTGCCTTGGGTATCGGTAAAAACAAGATCCCCAATAAATCCGAGGTAAGCATTCCTCACGATCCTGGATCGATTGACACACAGCACACCCGATACGATGGATATGCCATTTATCAGCACGTCCATAAACAATCCGGTAGACAGCGTATAAATATTCAGCGTGCAATTCTGTCCGCTCAATACAGAATTAAGTGTCTGCGAGGGTACGGGGGTGAGCGGTATGGACAGCATTAAAGTATCCTGCCTCGCAGCGAGGACAAGGCAGACGCTGATGGAGTTGTCGGCGCTATCTGCCCGGAGTGAACGCCAGCTACTGCCGACGGAACCGTTCCGGCTGAATTGATAGTTCCATTTGAAGCCGAATACTGGACTTGCGCGAGCCGTATCTCAAGGAAGTGAATGTCAACAATCATCATTCCCGCTCCCGCGCTGACGCTGCGCATGTAATCGTAGCGCTCAATGCTTAGGCTTAAATATGTTCGCTCTGGAGTAGATAATGTGTAAACATCAAGCGACTTAGACAGGTTATCTATATTCGAAAGGAATTGAGTCCTGTCATCCACCGTTCCGCCTTTCGTTACGCGAACAGTCAGAGAAAACGGTGTCTGCACGGTGTTGTAAAATGCAAACGAACCTTTCTCTACAGGATAATCCGATATCCTGTGAGCATTGGAATATTGAATTCCGACAAACGAATCCGGTACAGGTATAAGAGCGTCCTTCCCGTCCTTGTCCAGAAGCTGCCATTTAGGCGCAAACGATTGAAGCAGGGCTGATATAGGACGGGCCGCCAATGTCACCACAGCAGGGATTACCTGCGTGAGCAAGGGAGGCACACCCGGGAGGTATGGAAAACTCATTGCATGCCCGTATTCGCTTGTCCAACCAGATAACCGCTCAATTCACCAGCGATGCTCCCAGCAATACCCCGCGCATCGGTCGCCTGGGTATTCACGGTTATTTTTCCTATGTGAATTTCCGAAGAGGTCGAATTGCTGACTCCTGAAAACCGCATCGGCCCGCGCATCATATTATTCATCGGAGAGTAAGATGCCCCGTTCTCATGCCGGAAAATTGACGATGCCAGAGAATTGATATGCGAGTTATTCAGCCTATCATCCGGACCGACGCCTATACGCTTTGAAACAGCGTTAATATATGCTTCTGTGTTATTTTCACTTGACGGCGCCCATCGTGAGATGGCTTTTCGCACCGTGTCATGGCCTCGCGAGAAATAGCTACCCAAAAGAGCTTTGCTGGCATACTCGCCAAGTGCCATGTCAGGGAAAATAGCGAATCCTTGAGCGTCCTGTCCAACTGCGCCGTGAGTTTTGGCGAATGAGCCGAAGCGGATATTGCCGGGATTGTTATTCCTCATGCCGCGTGAACCGGATTTCTTGGGCGAGGATTTGCGCATCGCGGCCATTTCCGCGTCTTCACCTTCATTCAGTCCTTTACTTGCCAGCATTCCACCAAGAAAACCACCAAATCTTGATATGGATGCCAGTCCACCACCGACCTTCACAAGGGCGCCACCGAGCGCCAGCAGAGGCGCTACAATGCTCAAGACCTTGAGACCTATCAATGCCGTCAGGACGTTCTTCCAGCCACCCAAAGCTTCAGCAGCGCCGTTTGCTTCAGTGATAAATTGCTTGATACCGTTTACGATATCGGCCTGATGAGCGATCATCCAGTTATTCAATTCTGTCAGCAGCGGGAACAATATCTCTCTGCCAAGTTTTTCAAGAGTTGCCGAAAGGGATGCCCATGCTTTCTGGGCTATCTGCGCTTCTTCGGCTTGCTTTGCCGTGATGCCTGCCAGCTTCGAGTTGAGTTCGATCTGCTCACGTAGGGCAACGCTTCCCTGTTTCATGAGGTTGAAGCTGTCATAACCCAAACCCATGGCGTTCGCCACCATCTGTGCTTTAGCGGGATCGGTGCCATTTATCTTGTTCAGCAAATCTGACATCGCGAACAGATAGGATTGGGTATCCTTCAACTCGCCATTGCCAGTTGAGCCGCCATACTGCAAGAATGCCTGAATACCCGCGTCTCCCAATCCCGTCCTGAACTTCGCCAAGCTTTGAGCTGCCGAATTGATGTCGGCCATCATTCCCTCGGCCGACCCGCCGACTTCTTTTGCAGCCAGAGACCAGCCGCCGAGATCGTTTACGCTGATATCAACATTTTTGGATAGTCTGCCCAATGCCGACGTGGTGAATACTGTGGACTTGGCGAATGCCAGTATGCCCATACCAGCAGTGAAAACAGCCAGTAAGGACAGGGCCTGATTGCGCATCGATACAAACGTCTCGACGGCTTTCTTGCCCTGCGCCTGCATTTCCTTCGCGTTTTTGGCGCGTGCAACGGCGGCTTTGCTGTCCAGTTCGGCCAGATCCTTGTTGCCTTTCTTGGTGACGGCCACGAAGTCTTTTTGAGACCTCTCAGCCGCTTGGGTGCCTTTTTTGAAGGCGGAAGCGTCCAAACCTAAGGTAACCAGCAGAGAATCCACGATATGAGCCATATCTAAGCCTTGTTGGCAACCTCTTGATTGTGTGAATCAACGTTCAAAACTTCGAGCATGTCGTAAACATCCTCCATTCCGTAGATGGACTGCAGATCATGCAGATTCGCCATTCTGGAAGAAATCACGATGCCGATGGATTGCGGGACGTTTTTATATTTCAGGTATTGATGGGAGTCGCCGTTCGGCCCGAAATCTATGACCCGGCGAGTTTTAAAAAATCGATATGCAAATCCCATACCGCTTTTTTGAGCTTAAGGCGGGTAGCGACTTCTTCAATGTCTGAATCTATCAGGGCGCGCACTACGTTGGGTTGAGCAGAGTCTGGGATTAATTTGACGCACTCCATCATCTTTTTAAGCAGAGGCTCGGCCATGTAGTACGGGACTTTTCCGAGAGCCTTGAGACCCACAGCGGCAATACCGGCGAAACCCATGTCTGCTATTTCATCCGGTATTTCAATCCCGGCGTTCATGATCGCGAACAGTGCCTGCGAGGCCCAGTCCTCGGCTTCGGTGGCGCTCATTTCCGTGATCAGGAATGTTTTGCCAAGATCCCGGCCCTGATCAGAGACGGTAAAAGTTACTGTTTTCCTCATACGGGAGCCCTGGACAGATTCTGGAATACCAGCGTGAATTTACGCGGCTGGAGTATCTTCTTTGCTGCTGGCATGACGTTTACATTAGTCATAAAACCGCGAGTAAATGAATACAGGAAACCGGTACCGGGAAGCAATATTGTGGCATTGGCGATGTATTTTTCCCGCGTCACGGCTTCGGCCTGAATCCATGCATCAAAGATCAGATTTGATATCGAGTCGGCCTGGAGATTGATGTCCAAATTGATCGGATAAGGCGTGAATCCAGCTGAGAGCTTGCCGTCCACTCCCATCAAGGTCTCAGCCGTATCCACGTCGCCAGTGGCAAAAGCGTCGTCGGTGGAGTACCCTTGAATCTGGACCGGCACGTTGTAGAGGTTGGCAATCCCGATCATCAGGACGCTATTCGCGGATGTTAAAGTTGACATTTATATCTCCTGATTACTGCACTAATATCGAGGCGAGAACAACCTTTTGCACAGATCCGCCATCCATGTACCAGAAAGTTATGGGGGGGGAACCACGGGAGGCGCGAACTTGGGCGGTTGCATCGCCCACTTGCAAATACCAGCCACGTGTGCCCAGAACTCCATCGATCTGCAATCCGGCGGCATTATTGACTTCAGCCGCTTGCAGGGCAGAAAGGGCGACTCCTGGGACAACGGAACCGAAATTAATCGCCTGATTAATAGGATCCATGCAGGCAGCGTGAATCAATGCCTTGCCAGGGCCTTCATAATTCACGGAATTAACCGTGGCAAATAGCGACATCAAAGCAAGTTGCAATTGGCTGTTTAAATAAACTTGATCGATGAACTCGTCTATAAACGCATAGGGGCCGGAAATGCTGCCAGGGTAGAAGAACGTGAATCCCTGATTTGCTGTTGCATATTGCCCGATGAAGTTGTAGCCATTGAGTTGCAGATTGGTGGCTATGGTCGGATCGGTAACGCTTGGAGTCAGTCCGGACAAATACTTGAATGCATAGGTAATGCGACCATTGGTACGGCTGAAATCTATGGATGCCGTCACGCCCAGGACGAACGCTGCATGGTTAGGATCAAGATACACGGGGATCGTGCCGGAGTAGCCATTGGCGATCACGGTGTACATGAATGTCGTGGTGTCCGGGTATACCGTAGCAGCCACATTCGTGGACCAAGCGACGTAAGCAAACCGGTTGTTTTGTCCATTCGTCCACGCGGCAAACAGCACTTTGTCGGCAGATACCGGCTCAAATACCGTCATGAATGCGGCCCAGTTAAGGGTCAGCGATGCAATCTGACTCATGGCAGTGGCTGGAACGCCCGCTACCGATCCTTGAGAAGTTACCGCGCCCGTTGCCTGAGTGAGCAACAGGCCGGCCGATAGCGTCCCGCTGGCGAATCCGATAGTCGCAGACGCACCAGTCAGCGTCGTCGTAAACACGAAAGCGTTCCGCACCGAATCAAAAGTAACTGCGAAAGGAGGAACCGTGAACCCCGCTTGAATAAGCGTCGCCGCATTTGAGAAGCTGGTGGCACCTGAGAGGCTTATCGATGCAGAGGTAATGGGCGTTCCATTTACCGTGATGGTCAATATACCGGTCAAAGTTTTGAGTTGAGTCAGCGTCATGCCCGCGAGCGAAGTGCTGCGAAGATAGGCGGCGACGGAAGTCGCTGGATATTGATAGAAGAACAGCATTCCGGGCTGAAGCGTGGCGTTGTTGCGTCCGCTGAAATAAGCAGCTGCGTAAGCCGCCTCATTCGACTGCGCACCAAAGAATGTCGCAACCGATGCCGCTGAAGGGAACGGCTGGACTGTTCCAATCGGAACAGAGGGATCATTGGTCAGCATCACTCCGTTGAGTACGAGTGCATTGCCTCCACCGCTGATTACGCCAGGATTTACCTGTACTATTTGACTTGCCGGGATTGTCATTTA